AAACTGCAGTGTTAGTCGCTGTTCCAGATGTTGCACTTAATGATAAACCACCAGCAAGAGTTTCTCCTGCCGCAGTTGTAATACCAATCAATGCTCTGTGAATGAAAAACTTAGAAGGTGTTACTAAATCGTCAGGTGCTGTAACATCTAAAGCTCCTAATTCAACAAGAACATCACCATCGCCATATGCAGTTGATGCTGCGTTTGTTGATGCTAGTGTTCCAGCGAAAGATTGAATTTTTCTAGTTCCCATTGATATTAGTTGTCCAGTTGAGTTAACTGAAAAACCTGTTTCTGTGATCACGCCAGTAGAAGCTGCTTTGTTAATTACGTTAAAGCCACCTTCTGATCTGACCGGACCACTAAAAGTTGAATTTGCCATATTGGTCTCCTTTTCCGCCAGTACAGTCTGAGACATTGTCTACTGCACGAGTCTATACTGACTATTTATAAGTATGCAGTACGTCGAGTATACGCTTTTAAATATAAATGTGCAAATAAAAAGGGGGCCGAAGCCCCCTTTTAAGTTCTTCAATAAAAAGAATTATTATGCTCCTTCAGAAGCAAACATTCCTCTCCAATCAGAAAAACCAAAGCTGTAACGTTCTCTAGCTTTGTATTTCATATTTCCAGTCTCAAAGTCGCCTTCCATAGAAGTAGCGATCGCTGATCTTTGGAAATGTTTCATTCCGTTAGGCACATCCGTTTTAATAAAGAATGCGTCCGTGTCAGTTAGGTAATTATTTACCGCATAACCTTCAGGCACCATTCCTTTTGAAACGACAGCGTTGATATCGTTATCAGCAGTGCCAGTTCTGTTTGCAGACTTCATAAGTCTTTCCGCAGTAAACTGTAGTGCTGATGGTATAATCAACTTACGTGCTTTAGCAGCAATCTTAAGACCTCTGTCATCAGCCAAAGCTCCAATGTCAATCATTGCTTGCTCTAGTGATGTTTCGTTAAGGTCAGAAGCAGTTGCTAGTTCGTTTCTTTGGTTACCAGATGAAGTCGGGTGAGCTGAAGAAAATAGCTCAACGCCATCACCACCTGTAAAGTTAGAGTCAAAACCGTTATTTAAAACGTTTGCAGCTTTAACTTGTTTTGTGTGTGCCATGGAACGTGCTAGTGCTTTCGTGTAACGAGTACTGATTTTGTCGTAAAGGTTATCCTCTACAGCTTCTTCAGTAATCTGGAAAGCAAGTCCAACAGTTTCATGAGAGTAACGAGCTGTGAAAGACTCAGTCGCTGAATCAAAGTTAACAGAAGTACCTTCTGGTTTAACTGATGCAGAACCAAAGCCAGACAACATCACTTCTTCCTCGAAAGCTCTATCAGAGTTTTCGGTGTCAAAGATTTCAGCGTGCTGATTCTCGTACCCTTTATATTCTAGTCCAAATAATGCATTCAAACCAGGTTCCAACTCTTTTGCGAGTTGTGCTCTATTTATAGCCATAGTCTAAATCCTCCTTACAGACCTGTTATTAGTTTATAAGCATGTTCACCTGTATTGAAGATGACATAAGCGTTACTGTTCGCAGAGCCTAGAGTATTATTATCTGGGTCCTTTGAATTGCCAATCTGTCTAAAACCACCAGAAGCAGTAGTACTATAAGTACTAGTATCGAGTTCTGATGTAGATTGACCAGTAATTGTGCTTCCGCCAACTCCTATGAAGTCGTGGTTAGCATGCTGGTTGTTAGCTAGTGTTGCAGTTCCGTCGTGCTGTGCTTCAAACACAATACTAGGATCCGCATAAACATACGCAACAGTATCAGCCGCAGCAGTACCTGTCGGATAATATGCGCTATATGTTGGTTTTGAAGTGGTTGGGTCAGTATAGAAACATCCACCGAAAACACCACCTTGTTGTGTGTCTCCAGCTGCTGCTGCTTCAATTGTTCCGCCTGCTACTAATTCAATCACTTGACCAGTGAAAACATTAGCTGCATAACCTGAAGCAATTCCATACTCTTCAGTACGAAGTTCGCCGCCACTTAGATGCCTTACCGGTTTAAAACCGAAGGCTGCGTCTTTATTTGCCATAATTATAGTCCTCCTTAGACTAATAAATTATTAGTTATTGTTAATAATCCAAATTTAATTCCGGCAATGAATAGTGTTAAAGAAACTAATCTTGTTTCTTGGCACCGCCAAAAGCTACTCTAGTTTGCCTACTCGGATTGTCTATCGGCATACTAGGATGCTGCTCCCTCATCAAATTGTTATCAACAGCTTGCTGTTGATCTGTAGTTTGACTTGCAAAATAAGCTTTACGCTCTTCTGCAATTTCAACGGGTATTTTGGCTAGCAGTAATCCACCTACAGCAACAACGCCTTCGTTTTTTCCGTCCTCAATGGTCGGAGCATCGAAGTCACCTAACTCTTCGAGTCTGACAAGTTCGTAACCTTCTCGAATACGAGAAGAAACATTTTTCTTATCTTCTTGACCCATAATCTCAGCACGTATCCAACGATACTGAAACCCGTCTGGTGCTTGTGGCGCGTCTAATCTAGATGGTGGTCGCCAAGGCTGCCTTTTGGCAGTTTTTTCTCTAGTTTGAGATGAGCGTGAGGTTCTTGTTTTATTTTTCATATGCTACTCCTTCACGTATTTAGCGTATTCTTCTAATGGCACACCTAATTTTTTAGCGATTGCAACCTGTGACGGTGTGAGTCTCACAGTTCGTTTTCCTTGTTTGGAAACTGATTTTACTGCAGGAGCAACAGTTTGGTCAACTGTTTTTTTGCTTTTTTCTGCTTCAAATTTATTTGGAAATTGTTCCTGTATCTGACGATCTATTTCTTCATAATATTCATCTGATCTTGGGTCATATCCTTGCTGCTCAACAAGTTTTCTATGAATTGCAAATGCTGTATAAGTCATTGCCTCATCTTTACCAAACCACTTATTTTTTTCTGCCCAAGCATTGGCTTTAGGATCAGGTGGTGGGGCTTGTGGTGGAGGAGCTACTTGACCGCCTTGATCGTAAGCAGGTGCAGCTTGCATTTCTTTTTGTTGTTTAAATCTTGCAGCTTGTATCTCAAGTTGTTCTTTTTGAATTTTTGCTCTCTCGGCATCAAGTGATGCTCTTGCAAGAATAGTTTGCGCGTCAGCTTGCGCATTAACATCGCCTTCTTCAATTGCTTTTTTTAATCTTAATTTTGCTTCTTCAACTTGTGACGTCGAAGCAGTTTCAATTGTTGATGCATAATTTTCATTAAGCGACTGTAATTGTGTTTCGAGTTCTGATTGTTTAGTTTTTAAACCAGATGCATATTTTATTGCCGCATCTTCTCTACGTTCTGATTCACGAAGTTTACCAACAAGTTTAGAAATTCGTTTATTAACTTTATCACTATACTCGTCGTGCTCACCTTTGTCCGTTGACGGTTTTTCTTCTTCCGTTTTTTCTGGTTCAGGTGCAGGCGCAGCTTCTTGTTCTGCAACTTCTTCTTCAACTGGTGTTACTGTAGATTCTTCTAATTCAACATCAACGGATTCACCGCTGGTGTCAATAGGTACGAGTTTATCGTCCTGTATCTGTTCTTTTTGTGCCTCGGGCATGGTTCTTGTTCTCCATGGTTAATTATTGCAAGATCGACTACATATGTAGTATGTCAGTCGGGTCCTGTATTATAGCAAGTATTTCATCATCATTCAAGAGTCTTAAATCACCGCCATCAATTTTTAATCTTGACCCCGCATAACGCGCAAAGATGACCCAATCACCTTTTTTACACCAAGGACCTTCAGGAAACTTAATTGTATCTCCATACGCATCAGGGCCAGTAGCTAACACATAACCGCAAACGGTTGCTAGTTGCTCTCGTTCGCGTGCTTGATCAGTTAATATAATGCCACCTTTACTTTTTTCAGCGCCTAAATAAGGTAGTATTAATATTCTCCAACCAGTAGGTTTTGGCAGTTTTTCAGCTATATTTTTATCAATATTGTCAGGATCAATGTACTTAGACTCTCTTTCACCGTATATTTCTTCAACTTCTTGTTGATTTTTTTCTATTTCAGCAGCCGTTTTGCCTTCTTCGTCAACTTTTGCTTTTTGTTTGCGTCTTTCTTTAGCCATACGCTCTGGTAAAATTAAATCAGTCATTTTGTTCTCCTTTATCTAGTATTTCTTTAATTTCATCTTCCATTTCTTCTAATACTCGGTAACTGCCGAGCATAAAATGGTAGTCGTGCTTCTCTGTAGTGCTTCCTTGCATTACATATTGCGTAGTTTTTTCTTTCTTGTCGCGAATAAGACGTAAAATCTTATCGCTCAACCATAATCCGTCCATAAATTTCTATAATTCTGATCTTATTTGCTTATATTTGTTCAATATACTACTAATTCCGTTATTTACAACACCATTTTCATTCATAACCATCATTCCGCCTTCCATTCTACCTACACGGCCACCATCTTTAGCGCCAAACGCGCTAAATGGGTTAAATGAAGTTTGAGTTGTTGGGTTAAATTGATAGGTCGGCATTAAAGAATCAATACCAAAAATACTAGTGTCAGGAGATGTTCCCGGAATAAAAGAAGAAGGTCTTTGAATTTCAGTTTGTTCAATAAAAGGTTGAAAAAAAGGAACGTTTAACATTCTTGCATATGCATCTGTCAATGATCCTGTTTTAGATGCATCGTAATCCATTGGTGTGTAACCTTGATAACGTGGAGAAGGACTAGCTGGTCTGTTTAACGATGCTGATAACTGTGTTCCGTGTTGTAATCGCTGTTGTCTTTCCAATTCCGCTTGTTCAGCGTCTCTTCTTCTTTGTTCTTCAATAGCTGCAAGTCTTTGTTGTTCAGCCACTCGTGCTGCTTCTGCTGCTGCTTGTCTAGCTGCTTCTTCTTGTGCCAGTCTGGCTGCCTCTGCTTGTCTAGCTGCCTCTGCTTGTCTAGCTGCTTCTTCTCGTGCTAATCTTTGTTGTTCTGCAATAGCTGCCGCCTGTTCTTGCGCTCGTTTAATTGCTTCTTCCTGTGCTTTTTTAGCCGCTGCCTCTCTAGCTTTTCGTTCTGCATCAATAGCTGCTTGTCGTTTTTGCTGTGCCATTCTTTGACGATACTCAGGAATTCTTTCTCCTTGAAGTATTCCAGGATACCTTTGTTGTCGAAGTGTCTGTGCTCTATCTCGTCTGTCTGGACCTTCCCCTTTTCCTCTAGGTCCAC